AACAATTGGTGGAAATTTAAAATCTGTTTTGAAATTATATTCAAAAGTTTTTTCGTTACCAGCGCTTACTGTTGAGTTGTTTGCCACCTCTCTAAAACCACCAACAATTTGTAATTCAGAAGTTTTTAAGTTTTGTTGTGCGGCAGTAGCCGTGTCAATAGTACTATTTTTATAAGTAGCAGAAGACACCTGTGTAGATATATCATTAATTGTATTAGCCAATTCGTAAATATATGTTACGTCTAAGGGTTGACCTCGTTCTGGTAGTGGTATTTTAGCCATTATTCTCCTTCATTCAATTATATCAGTTATAGCGAAGTTGTGTTAGATTCAAAAATAGTGAGTGTTTCATTTCTTTCTTTAACTGCTCCAGCAATTTGCACTGCAACCCTAACATTGCTCGTTGCTGCTCCTTTTAAAAATAGGTATGAATTAGTTGAGGTTGTGCCGTGATAAGAATATGATCCTCCATCAAATTTTGTAAAAATGTCATAAAAAGGTCTGTTTTCTTCATTTCCCCAAATTGTTGTTATTGCAGACCCGCTAACAGCAATGGTGCCACTTACTGCGTTTGGTGTTACAGAATCGACAGTAAATATTGGTGACCAGTGAGAGATTCTGTTTTTATCTTCTGAGATAATTCTAAATCTAGCAGAATAAACATTATCAGACTGTACTGGGGGAAGTTGATTTTTTAGAATTCTTAATACTTTATTAGTCATTATGAAACTCCTATTGAAAATCTGAACTCTACATAGTTATTTGTATTTGGTGATTTAATAACTGTTTCTGCATCTGTATTTTTAACAACTGTATATCCAGTTAAACCATAAAGAGGATTTGTAGTAGATGTATTTTCTAGTCTTAAGGCATCTAAAGCAATATAATAATCATCTGATGGGCTTGAACTAACTTCTACTGATGCATATATTCTTACAATATTTACTACATCCCAGGTAAAACTAGCACTTTTAAATAGTTCTTGAATTTCTTTTGAAATTACGTAATATCTATTTGTTGTAAAATCAACATCATCTACCCCATCTTCTAATTCTATTTTTAATCTAGCATATTGATTATCTGGGGCAGAAAAATCAATTAAAATTTTAACTTTGTCTGGAGATGCTCCAGAATCTCCATCTTTATTTATTAAAGAAAAAGCAAACCTTAGTTCGTCTGTAGGAGCATTTTTTGTAAAATCAACAGCAGTGCCAATTCCAGTTAATCCAACATATTCTGATCCAGCCTGCACAGCAAAACCAGAAGTTGCTGATGCTGTTAATTCTGAAGTATCTCCTTGAAGAACTATAATATTATTAAAGAAACGACATCTTTCGTATATTTCATTTCTACCATCTTTAAAAAAGATAGCATTATCTGCATTTGTTTGAAATACAGAATCTTCAACTGCAATAACATTATCATCATTTGGATCGTCTAGGGGTTCTGAAACTGAATCTATTGCAACTGCAGAAGTACCAGAATAGTATTGCCATCCTTCATTTGCTGTAAAAGCAAAAATTATTTTACTATCATATGCTCCTGCGGAAGGATTTGTTCCAGCAGAATATATTCCAATCTCAGAAATTTCATATCGTTCTTCTGTTGGTAATTCTGCTGTAAGGACTAATTTACTTACTCCACCTTCTGTTACAAATCCTCTTGAAGAGATTGGAACACGAAACATTTCAAGATCAAGGTTTTCTTTTGCTGAGTAGTCTCCATATGAATCTCCTGTTTCTAGGGGCTGTGGACCACATCCTATGGCTATGTAAGAGGCATAGGCAGGGGCCTGACCAAGCAGGTATTTGCCAATAATATTCTTACCAGTATTAGTTATCATTATTCATTAAACTTCCGCCTCATATATTGTACCACTTTGACTAATTTCAACCTCTAATTGTTGATCATCTTCTAAATTATCAATTTCTATAATTAAATCTCCAGTCTCTGTTTCTATATAAACATATGCTCCAGAAGGCCCATCGCCTTCTCCTTCACCTAAAATATGATTTTCTAATTTTATAGGGAAATTAATAAAATATTTATCAGAGGTATCTTGAAGACTAAGTATGTTATTTGGATTATACTGTTGTTGAATAGATGTAAGATTTTTTATTGGTCGATATGAAACGGTTTGTCCATTATTAGTGTCATTTCTAGCAATGTTTAATAACTCTTGTCCACCAATGTCTTCAAATATTAAATCTGTCATTAAATCGATAGGAATTGTGTCTTGATCAATTACAAAAGTATCTAATGGAGCAGTTTTAATTGGTGGTTTAACAACTTCTGTTTTAATTTCTGGTAATTTAGGTGGAGTTGGTGAGGGAGCATCAACAAGAGAAGTAAATAATCCGCTGCCAGTTGAAGTACCGCCGCTGCTAGTTGAAGTACCGCTGTCACCACGGTCAACCACCGCTGCCCTTTTTACTCCTGTTAAAGGATCAATATCTGGATTAGCAGCAAAGTATGCATTAGCCTGTGCCTGAAGTCTTTCAGACATTGCATTCATTGTTGCTTGAGAATTAACAGATGAAATTGTTGCTTGAGAATTAACAGATGAAGTATTAAGTTTTGGAGTAACTGTAGGTTGAACTAATTTACTACCACTTGCTCCTGGTCCACCACCTTTGGGCAACGCCCCTTCTGGTCTAGTTGCGCGAGCGGCTGGCAAAATAAGGGGAATTCTATCTTCTCTTTGATTAGAGGTAATTATTTTAGGTTTGCCCCCACCTGAATTTTCGCTTGGCATTTTACACCTCCACTAAATATGCTGTCATATCTGGTCCTGAAGTATTTCTAGAATACTCAATATTATACACAACATATTTTATATTATCTGCAGTAACTAAGTCAAGATTATCTTTGTCTTTATAATTTACTGTAACCAAATCTCCTATTTGTAAAGTTGGAATAGAAAATAAATTAACTCCTATTGTTTTTTTAGGATCTTTAACTCTACTTATAATCCAACCAAGCAAATCTTCAGCATCATCTTGAGTTTGTATATACGGACTTTCTAAAGAAAACTCGTTTTTACCATATATCAGTCTGCTTAATTTTATTTCATCATATCTTAATTGTTCTACCAAAGCAGATGTAGTCTGCGAACTGCCTTGAAATTCAGGATCTGACAAGTTACTTTTCTTTTTAAAATATTCATCTACAGTTAATTCATGAGTTGTATCTTGCGTAAATGTAACTCCTAATATTCTCAAATAATTTCCACTAGTACTGTCTAAATTTAAAAAAGTATCTGTCACGTTAAATATCAAAAATTCTGCTCCATAAGAACTTGCTTTAAATCCAGAAACAGTATATCCTTTTAATCTATTAAATGTTGGTGCTATCTTGGCATATAAAGCGGGATATGAACGATCATACCTAACATCAAAGTAAGCACATTCACGCATAATAGTTCCAAATTCATCAAAATATATAAGGTGTTTTGGAGGTTCTTGTGTACCAATTCCAGATAAATAAGTGGCCTGAATCATACCGCTAGTTCCATATTTTCTAAAAGACTCTGTATCATCAACTCTAACATCTGAGTAAGAAGAAAAGAATGTTTCTCCTGTTGCCATTGTGGTATTTGAAAATACATTATTACCTAAAGCAAAAATATTTTCAAACATACATCTAGAGGATCCACGAATAAATAAAGCCATATTATTATAAATTGGTAATGGATCTTTGTCATCTACTATTTTTATAAGTTTATCATTAATATATAGATAAAATCTACGAGTATTTCCTATATCTTGATACTCCACTGATAAATCATATACCGTTGGATTTTCTTCTGCAGTTTGTCTGTGTTGACCAGTAAATCTACCATCATCAACCAAAATATTTGTTAAACCTCCATAAATTTTAATAGGAATTGCATTATTGTTTGAAGAGTCTTTTTTTACTTTATAAAAAACAACGTTATTAATTGATATTTCTGTTTGATTAGTTTTACTATTACGTCTTAAATATTGTTCAATATTATTTTCTGTTAAAGCAACTATCTCAAAATAATATCCGTTATTAGTTTCTGGATTTAACAAAATTGCAATCCCTCCAGAACCGCCACCAATATTAGGATTTTGATTAGTTGCAACTCCAGGAACTTGATAATATGATGTGCTTCCAACTGGAGTTTGAGAACGAACTTCGCTGTTTTCAGTTTTTCCTACAATTCTCATTCTTGTACCAAAATGTTTAAATGGTTGATCTAAGGGTTTGTATACATAAGAAATAAAATTTCTTGCAATTTCTGTAGTTTTAAAAGATGGACCATTCATTACAAGAGCAGATGACTGTATTGTACCAGCCTGTGTTGTTTTTAAATTGCTAACTTGTGTTTCAGTTAAATAATTTGTTGCTAAAAAATTTTTTATAATACCATTTCTTGTAGTTTGTTTAGCCAAAACATTATTTACTCCTGCAGCCCCTGTTGTTGTTGCTGGTGCATTAATATCTGAATCAAGTGCAGTTGTAAACAAATATTGACTTTGCATGTCGCACCCGCGAATATTGTTTTCATTTGTCCAATAGATATTAATTCCAGCAGTATGTTCAGCAATCTTAGTTCCAAATTGTGCACGACCATGTTCACTTACTGCTCCAGATTTCATTCTTGTGTTTCCATCTACTGTTTCATAAAAAGGAACAGAATATATTCTAATCAAGCCAGTTGGATATATTTTTCCATTAAACGGCAGAGAGGCAAAATATCTTTGATACTCTTGATTATTGCTTATGTAAACATTGCCAGTACCAGTTATGTTAAATTCAACGGCATCATATCTTAAAATTTCTCCATTAGAATAAAAATATCCTTGATATCTATATAACCAATAAACACTTTCTCCTAAATCTATTGTATTATTTATAATTGCTCCATTAGAAACAGTTGGTGGCGTGGCTGGAAGATTTGAATTTATTGGAATTGCGCCTAAACCATAAGTGCTAGCATTTTGTACTTTTTGATTTATTGTTTTGCTTACTTCACTACCAGAAATTTCCCATAAAAGTGCTGGTAAATAATTCCAAGTTTTTTCTGAGTCTAATCTAGTTGCTTGATTTTTAATACCATAACTTCTTTGTATATATCTGGTTGTATAATTTATTTTCCCGTCATTATAAACTTTTTTATCTTGAGAAGCAATAGATAAAATATTCGGAAGATTTCCAGAAGAAGCATTTTTAATAATGCCTTCATTGTTTTGATTATTAATTCCAGACAAAACAAAATCAGTGTTTCTACTTGTAGCGCTAGGCAATAAGTAATTTTTGCTCATTACAACAAAATTATTATATTCATCAAAGAACATTGCACTTTGTGTTGCAATTGCAAGTTGTGTTAATACCTCAGCGACGTTTTGATCAGGAGCAACAAAAAAATATGGAATGACTGGGTCTGATTCGTTTGCAACTCTTCTAAATACATAATTAGAAAAACCAATATAGTCTAGCATCGTTGCAATAGCCATGCTTAAAGATGTTTTGG